CAGTTTATGGAAATGGGTGGTGCATTAGGCCCAGAGATGTTCGGTCTTGGTGCTAAATTAGAGGACATTGTAGCTTGGACAGGGCATAAGCTAGGTATTGAACAAAAGCTACTTAGAACGCAAGCAGAGCGTGATCAGATGCAAGAACAAGCGGCTGACATGATGAATGCACAACAAGCACAAGCACAACAACAAGCACAACCACAAGGGCCACAAATAGTCAATGGATAAAAGTTGGGGAGCGCTCGATCTCGAAGGTGATCATCTGACAAAGATGAGAGAGGATAACCTTGCCAAGGCACAAGAGATTGCTTCACAGTTTTTTCAATGTTTTAACAGTGATGCTGGCAAGTTGGTACTCAATCGACTTAAAGACATTACTATTAATCGACCTGTTCTGTATGCCAATTCAACACAATTCAGTGCGGGTATTCGAGAAGGTCAAAATCAAATTGTTCGACAAATACTTGAACAAATTAAACTAGCAAACGGAGAGTAAAAAATGGATGAAGAAACACTGATAGAAGATACACCTGTGGAAACGCAAGCAGAAGCAGTAACAAATGATGATATTACAGCAGCAGCTGATAAGATGAACAATCCAGACGTAGAAGCAGAACGTCCAGAGTGGTTAAAAGAAAAATACACCAGTGTTGATGATCAAGCTAAGGCTTATTCAGAATTAGAAAAGAAGTTTGGTGGCTTTACAGGCGCACCCGATGAATATGAACTGAGCTTACCAGAAGAAGTAGAAGGTGAGTTTGACATGGAAGATCCTCGAATGTCTTGGTTTCAAGAAGCGGCTAAAGAGTCGAATATGTCACAAGATACTTTTACTCAACTGTTGCATGGCTGGGTAGAACACGAAGCTCAAGCCACAGAGTTTGATCGTGAGAGTGAAATTAAGTCTTTGGGTAATAACGCTCAAGGTCGATTAAAAGACTTGGCTGATTGGGGTAGTGCCAACTTAGACCAAGACCAATACGAAGGTTTTAAAGCACTCGCAGCATCGGCTATGGGTGTGGGTGTATTAGAAGCATTGGTGGGTAAAACCAGAGAGGGTTCAATCCCACGTTCTAATTCAACGGTACAAACAGGGGAAACACCAGAGAGCTTGCAAAAACTCATTGCTAATCCTGAATATCAAACCAGTGTGGACTTTAGAAAAAATGTAGAACGTAAATTTAAAGAATACTACGGCTAATTAGGGGTCACAGCCTAATCGGGGTTCCTTACTCTCCTCAAGTTTAGTTTTCCTCGTTAGTTATAAAAAAGTGCGTCAGCCAGTACGATAACTGGCACTTATTAAAACCCTTGACAAATACTATCAATTAGATAATAATAGTAGTCAAGTTACAAATGGACACCTTCTATTTAAGAAGCCCAGATCGAAGTAACACGATCTGCCCCGCAAGGGATACCAGAACACAAGGTATGTTTTTTAAATAATAGGAGGACGTAATGTCTAAAAATTTAACAAGTGGCGCTCAACAACAATTTGACGCTGAAGTAAAGCAAGCTTTTCAAACAGCTGGTTCTTTACGAGACACCGTTACTATCCGCAATAGCGTGGTTGGTGACATTTATAAGTTCCGCAAAATGGGTAAAGGCCTAGCAAATCAAAAGCCATCTCAAGCGGACGTAACCCCAATGGATGTAACTCACAGCTTAATCAGCTGCACACTAGGTAACTGGAATGCACCTGAGTACACTGACATCTTTGATCAAGCCGAAGTCAACTTTGATGAGAAGTCTGAATTATCTGCAACTATCGCTGGTGCGTTAGGTCGTAGATTAGATCAGTTAATCATTGATGCTCTTGCAGCAGAAGCTTCACCAGCAGGCACGATTGCTCATGGTTCAACTGGCATGACGTTAGGTAAAGTTATTACTGCATCTAAGAACCTTAACGATAAAGGCGTACCGTCAGGTGATCGTCACATCGCTGTTAGTGCTGATGGTCTTGAGGATATGCTTAACTTATCCACAGCAACCAGTGCTGATTACGTCAGTGTCAAGTCATTAATGTCTGGCGACATTGATACTTACATGGGCTTCAAGTGGCACATCATTGAGACTCGCTCAGAAGGTGGCTTACCGTATGCTTCTTCAACATGGGAAGGTTTTGCATGGCACAAGTCAGCAATCGGTATGGCTATCGGCATCGACATCAAGACGGAAGTCAATTATGTAGCACAAAAAACATCTTGGCTATGTAATGGTGTAATGAAAGCAGGTGCAGTTTCCAGAGATGGTGACGGTATCGTTTCTGTTTCTTACCAATAATAGGAGAATAATATGGCATATTCACATCCAAACTTACAGCGTGTCGGCCCTAGTAATTCTGACTCGCCTACTTTCTGGACTTACTCAACTACTGACACAGCAGCAACATTGAATACCGCAAGTTATTTTGATGATGCTTCTGATGATTTGACTGCTGGTGATTTAATCTATGCGATTACTTCAACTAGTGGAACGACTGTCGCTGCCTTGTATTACGTCTTAACGAACGCCTCTGGTGTTGTTGATGTAAATGATGGCACGGTGTTAGCAGCTACTGATACTGACTAAGAGTTAGACAAAGTTGAACTTAGCGGTGGGTAACTGCCGCTATTTTATAAAGGGGTACAAATGGCAACTGATATTTCAATGTGTTCCAATGCGTTACTGCTAATCGGACATGACACAATATCCGCATTCACCGATCCAGGTGCAGGGGCTAAAGTAGCTTCCAACTTATACACCACAACCTATGAGAATTTATTAACGCTACATCGTTGGCGTTTCGCTTCGGCTAAATCATCTTTATCAAAATTAACCGCAACACCATTGAATGAGTGGACAAATGCTTTTTCTTTACCCAGTGGTTATTTAACAGCGATTAAGGTTTACCCAAACACAGACTTTGAGATCTATGAAAACAAACTGTATGCCAATACAGCAACAATAGAACTCGACTATATTTTTAAACCAGACGAATCAAGACTACCGGCTTACTTTGTTAAGTTGATGGAATTTCACCTGGCTACACAATTTTCAATCCCAGTGACTGATAACTCTACGAAAGCAGAGGAATATCGCACTATGTATGAAGATCAATTAAGACGATCTAAGTATGTTGATTCACAAGCAAGGCCAAATGATTCTATTTTAGACTCACCTTTTACTGAGGTTCGATAATGCCTAGAGTATTAAGCTTGCAGACTAACTTCAACTCGGGGATGTTAGATCCTCGCTTGGCGGCACGTACTGATATCAAGCATTACTATCAAGGCGCAGCTTCAGCGATTAATGTTGTATCAACACCACAAGGCGGACTCAAGAGACGACCAGGCTTTGCTTACGTGGATGATATTGGAGAGTCAGCACGACTCGCTGCCTTTGCCTTTAATGTTGAACAAACCTATTTGATGGTGTTTACCAACAACAACATTGAGGTGTTTAAGGATGGTGTGTCACAAGCCAATGTAACAACAACCTACACTTCGGCACAACTGTTTGAATTGCAGTGGACGCAATCAGCCGACACCATGATTATTGTCCATGAAGATCATGCACCGGCTAAACTGGTTCGTGGTGGCTCACACACGTCTTGGACTTTATCAACCATTACTTTATCCAACATTCCACAGTTTGATTATGGCTCTGGCGCTGTTGATGTATGGTCATCTGCTAAAGGCTGGCCTAAGAGTGTTACCTTCCATGAGGGTCGAATGTGGTTTGGTGGCTCTAAGTCTCGTCCTCAAACCATGTGGGGATCTAAAGTATCAGACTTCTATAACTTTGCCATAGGCACTGGCCTTGATGATGAATTAGTGGACATTACTCTGGACACGGATCAAGTAAACGCTATTACGGCTATATTCCCAGGCCGACATTTACAAGTGTTTACAACAGGTGGTGAATTTATGATGCCAGACAGTCCGATCACGCCTTCTAAGAGTGCAGTAAAACGACAAACACTATACGGATCATCCACAATTCCACCTAAATCTATTGATGGTGCGACTATCTTTATGGATAGAACCGGTAAGTCCTTACGAGAGTTTTTATTCACTTACACAGAAGATGCTTATACGGCTGGCACAACTTCGATTGTAGCATCTAATTTGCTTAATTCACCTGTTGATATGGATGTGTTAAGAGGAACGACTACAGACGATTCTAATTACGTTTATATCGTCAATGCAGATGGCACTATGGCGGTGTTTAATACACTGAGAAATCAAGAAGTATCTGGCTGGACTAAATGGACTACAGCAGGCACAGTAGAGTCCGTCTGTACGGTAGTGGATGAAGTGTACTTGTTGGTTAAAAGAACAATTAACAGTGCCACAAAATACTATCTTGAGAGTTTAAATGTTAATACTTTCATGGATGCTAACAAGTATCAGACCATCACCCCAAGCGCCACAATAACAGGACTGGCTCATCTTAACGATGAAGAATGTCGAGTAGTGGCTGATGATGCAGTGATGCCGAATGCCACCCCCAGCTCTGGCTCCATTACTTTATCAAGAACAGCGACAACAATAGAAGTGGGTTTGGATTATGACATAGAGATTAAAACCATGCCAATTAACCAGGACTTCCAAGATGGGCCGACTCTGGTTCGTAAGAAAAGAATTGTTAAAGTGGTGGCTGACGTGTATGAGTCACTAGGTTTGTTTGTTAATGGTGAACGCTTGCCAGACAGACAGTTTGGTACTGGCATTTTAGGAACAACACCAACGGTTTATACAGGCATACATGAGGTTTATTTACTGGGTTGGGATCGATTATCGCAAGTAACAATTACGCAGGAAGATCCACTACCAATGACAATATTAGGATTAGCAGTGGAGTTTGAAGCATAATGGGAAAGACATTTAAAAAAGTAGCAACGGTAGCAGCAGTCGCTTATGGTGGTTATGCGTTATACGGTGCAATGACAGCAGCGCCAGCCTTGGCAAGTACATCGACATTACTTCCAGCAGCAGGCGCAGCACTTCCAGCAGCAGGCGCAGCAACACCAGCCTTTGGTTCGGTAGCAGCAATGCAAGCAATAGGATCACCCACAATAGGAGGAGCGGCAGCATCAACAGGCTTCTTAGGTATTAGCTCTGGTGCATGGTCAGCAGGCACAGCAGCTATGTCAATGTTAGGCAGTGTTAGAGCAGGACAAGCACAAGAAGTCCAGTATCAGATGCAAGCAGAACAAGAAGCAGACAAAGCAGCCGATCAAGAACTACAAAGAAAACAACTGTTACTTGCTACAATAGCTACACAAAGAGCAGGTCGTGGCGCACAAGGAATTACAATGGCAGGATCACCTTCGGGAATGATCCAGAGCAATATTGATATGTTTGGTTATGATCAAGCACTGGCTGGTTCAAACACAGCATCAGCTCAAAGCAAGTATTTAACTTCTGGCAAGTACGCTGCCAAGTCTGGTTATACAAGCGCCTCAAATACTCTATTGAAGTATGGTGAAAGAACAGCAGCAAGAGGAGGCCCAGCCTAATGGCGATTAATATTCCTCAATACCAGAGACAGGTACAGTATCAAAGAACTGGTATGAATAATGAAGAAGCTCAAGGCTTTAAGTCTTTGGCTAGTCAATTAGAGCAGTTTTCTAACACTCAACAAACAGCAATGGACAGAGCTGCGGCACTACAAGGCGAGACATCTGGACAAATGGCAGCAGCAGGTAAAACTTCTGGTGTGGTTATGCAAGATGACAGCACAATCTATTCACGATCTTTTAACAAAGGCGCGAGAATGGCTTATGCCGCTGCAATTCAAACTGATATTAGAGAGAATGTATCGCGTATTCAAAGAGAGAACTCTTATGATGTAACGGCTTATGACACAGCATTAGGTGGCTATAAGAAAGGTTTAATGTCAAAGATGGACTCAGCTTTAATACCCCATGCTACTCAAGAGTTTTACGCACTAGGATCACAAGGTAGAGCGCAAGTTGAAGGCAACATATTCCAAAAGAACAAAGAAGCGAGCTTTGCTGCGATCACTAAGAATCTACTAGACACAGACAAGTTGGCAATATCTGAAGTTAAGTCTGGCAGCGTAGAGGGATATGCTAAACATCAAACACAGCTATATGCGATGTATGATGAAGCTGTAGAAAACAACCTAATGGATGCTACTGCGGTTGAGAAGCTTAAAGATGCCTTTGAAGAAAGAGCATACTCGGCTGGAATCGTAGGATCATTTGAGAGAACACTACAAGCACAAGGAATTGAACAAGCTCAAAAAGGCTTGGATCTATTCATAAAAGAAAAGCACGACACATTAACTGAAACATCTCAAGAAGCTATTGAAGCCAAGATGAAAAGCTTGATCTCAACAGAACAAACAAAGCTTAATAAGATAGCAACCAAGAAGTCATCAGAACTAGCACTTAAAACTAAAGCAGCTAAAGATATGCTGGATGGTTTTAATTCGGTTATTGATCAAGGACACTTACCAGATCCGCAGTCTTTAGAAGCGGCATTAAAGGTTGGTGCTGGAACAGAACACGAAGCCGATATAAAAGGTATTCAATCATTTTCAAATGCGTATATTCCGTTTATTGCTATGTCCGCAGAAGCTCAAGCTAACGAACTAGCACAGGCTAAAAACAAAAAGAACATGACTGAATCAGAGGCTCAAGTATGGAAGCGTTTGAACGAGGTACACACTAAGACGATTGAAGAAGCCAAGACCAACGGCTTAGAATTGTTTTATAAACAAGGACTTACAGAAGGCGCTCCATTACCAGAGATTAACTTTGATCTATTGAGACACAGCAAGATTGTAGAAGGGAAACTGGTTACTAAGACAGAAGAAGAAAAAGTATCAGACAAGCAAAAGCTAACACAGCAGTTCTTACAGAATGTTGATATGGCTAATAGAGCTAGTATTCATTATGGTGTTAAAGTTCCACCACTAACAACAGTACAGGCTAAGTCATTAAAGCACGCTATTAAAGAAGGTAACAGGGAAGAAGTTATCGGCATGATGTCAGTGATCACTAATGGTTTTGGTGTTGATACACCAGATGCAATGGCTGCGGTATTTGAAAACGATACAACGGCTTATACTGCGGTTGGCGGCATGGTAGTAACTGGAACTGCTCACAGCATGGATGTAGCTACAGATATGCTTAAAGGCATAGACATGATGAAAGATCATCCTAATCTTATTGCTAAAGACTTTGACATTAAGATCAATGAGAAGATCGGCCTAACTTACTTAGAAGCAGATATGCCAGAGCAGCATAAGACTATCATAAACGGCACTAAGGCTTTGTATGCTCAGTACATGGTTGAAGCTGGCAAGTATGGTGCATTGAAAGACAACGAGACAGATGAAGAACTCTTAAATAAAGCAATCATTGACTTTACTGGTGGCTATGCTGATATGGAAATTCAAGGTAGCGGCACTTGGGATAAAGAATTTAGAATCGAATTACCAAGAGACCGACAAGGCAAAGTCCAAGATGTGGAACAAGTTGAGTCTTGGATGAAAGGCCTAACTGTTGCTGATATTGATGCAATGGGTGGCGTTAGAGACATGTCATCGGAAGAAGCTGTTAAATTAATTAACCTAGGTTATGTTCAGCTAATCACAATGGGCGATGGCCGCTATGCTGTTAAAACAGGTAGAGAAGCTGCGGCTGTTATGATTGACTCTAAAACAAATGAACCTTTCTTGTTAGATTATCAGATCGGTAAACACTTTGAATCAACACTAGGCTTCACTCATGAAACAACAGAGTCTGAAATAACAAACAAGGTTGTGGATGAACAAGGCAATGAGGTGGTTGAAGAAACCTCTTTAGTAGATGATGCAGTGGACTTGATAGACACTATCAGTGATGGTGTATTAGATGTTGCCACAACAATAACTGACAACACAGTAGGCAAGCTTGCTGATCTAATCTATGATGATGAGACTATGGATAAGGTTAATGCTAAAAAATCCGAAGCAGAGCGCCAGAGAAAAGAAAAGATATACGAAAAGAAGAAGAATAGGAAGAAAACCAAATGATGGTGTTTGACCGTAAAGGCCAAGAGAACTTTAACAATCATGCGCTGAGAAATCCAGCTAGTGAAGAAACAGACAAGCTTGGTACTTTAGGTGAGAACGTAGATCTTGCTTGGGATGTTGCAAAATACCAACACACAGGTTTAGCTGAGTCATTAAATTACAGAGACAAGATCAAAGATCAGTTTAAGTTGTTATATGATATAACAGGTGACGAACAATACAACACAAGGTTCTTATCCCATCAAATTGTTGGTGCTAAAAAGAAGGCTGGGGAAACACAGCTTAAAGACTTCGATCTTAATAAAAGGTTTTACGAAGAACAGAACGACACTATCACAAAACTACAGCTGCAATACCCAGACTCTGGTTTAGTAACTTGGAATCAAATGTCAGAAAAGCGTAATGCTGAACTGAAACAAATGAATGTTGATCTACAGAAGCTACAAGATCGTTCACAAACAGAAGATGTGTTCCTGGGTAATGTCGCTAGTATGGGCGCTTATTTCATGGATCCAGAATTATTAGCTACATTGCCGTTCTCTGGTGGTGCTAGTGTTGGTGGTCGTATTGCACAGAATGCTTGGCGCGGCTTTAAGATTGAATCTGCCTTGGCTTTTGTTTCTGAAACAGCTATTGCACCTAAGATATACGAATTTCAACATCAGATCGGTAATGAACAATATGGTCTGAAAGATGCTGCAATAAGAATTATGACATCAACTGTTGCTGCTGGTGTAATCAGAGCAGGTGGTAGTGTTACTATTGATCTATCAAAGATAGCCATAGCTAAAGCTAAGTTAATTAAGCGTGGTCAAATTCAAGAAGCTCATGTATTAGACTTCTATGTTAAGTCTATGGAAGATGCTAATGTTGTTGCTGATGCCACTGGAAAGACAGCTACTAATCCAGAAGCCGTACACGTTGCTGCACAAACCAAAGTAGCACAAGCATTTGAAAAAGGGGAGACTGTAGCACAAAAAGATTTGGACGATGTTCTAGGCGGTGCTGAACCGCAAAAGGTTGATCCAAGAGAAATTCAAGTTGATGCTGAGACGTTCCAATATAAATCTGGTGGTGATGAACTCGGTGTAACAGACGCACTTAAAGGCGTAACCAAGTGGGAAGCAATTAAAGCTGACTCAATCTTAGTATGGGAAAGAGCAGACGGAACAAGATTTGTTGCTGACGGACACCAGAGACTGGCACTAGCCAAAAGACTAATAGGTGAAGATGCTCAAGAAGTTGGACTATCGGCTTTTATTCTTAGAGAGAAAGATGGGTTTTCACCAGCCTTTGTTAGAGAGTATGCTGCTTTGCGTAATATTGCAGACAACAAAGGAACTGCTATTGATGCAGCCAAGGTTCTTAGGGGTACTGGTAAAGGTTTAGATGATCTTCCACCTAATTC